GCGTGGTGGTACAGAACACCGAGCGCGGGCCCACGGCGAACCATGCGGTTCACGGTGCGCTGGCTGGGCACATTCAGTCAGCAATTGCCCGGCTGCACCCGCAGATCCGCGTCTTCGGCGACTTTATGTACGCCGCCGAGCAAAGCGACGACATCCGTGAGGCGGCGGAAGAGGTGGTGTTCCTTATGGTGCAGAGTCGGTCGCCACGCATGACGGCGGCCAAGCGCGAGAAGCTGGAGTTCGTCGTGAAGGGCGTGATGCGCCGCTACCAGCACATGCACCAGGGCGGCCAGTCGTCCAACGAAGACCCGCTGGCCAACGCCGAGAAGTTCCGGGCGTGGATGTGGCAGGTTTATGAAGTGCGCTTGGAATCGTGCAACTGGGAGCGGGATTGGGGTGGCGTACTGCAACTGATATTCGAGTGCTGCGAGGATCTGGACCGTCGCGCACTGAGCCCCGTAGCAGCGGTGATTTATGAAATGCGCGAGGCCGCATGAGGGCCTATTGCGTTCCCGTGCGGCTCATGGCATGATTTCGCCACTGTTAGAGTTTTGCCTTCGGCAACTTACTCGTTGATCAATGAAAGCCCGGCCATCGCGCCGGGTTTTTTATTGCCTTGGTTTCACCTGTAGCCAGGACAGCCTTCGGGAGGCCTGGACGTCGATAGCCGGTAGTGCGACGTACGGAAATAACACCGGCAGCCCGTGCATCCTGACCTCACTGTGCTTCCAGGGTGGCGCGAGACACGAACGGCGAGATCGATGCATTGGGGCGTCGACGCTGGGATTGTCTTTGGCTGACAGCGGGAAAGACCGCGCACCTATTCAGGGCCTCAGCATTCGCTGGGGCTTTTCTCGTTATGAGGCAAGCAAATGTCCGGCTCTATTCAATCCAGCAACTACGTGCCGGGCGTATCCGGCTGGAAGTTCAACAGCGTCACCGGCGAGTTCGAGATTCATAGTTCTGACGCGTCGACCAGCGCCGAGCCTCGGCTTATTGGTGTGACTGCGGGCTCTTGGTCAGATTTCGATCTGCCGTCCAATGCTGTGGAGTACCACGCCTTCATCGGTGTGGAACTGGATAAGATTCCGCCCGAGTGCCGCGCAAGCGCCGAGCTCGTAACCGAGGATATTTCGTTTGATCGTGACGGCTCGGATTTGCGCACTACATTGACCTATGAGCGCCCTGAGACTTGCGAAGAGGTCGCGGACCGCATCGAAAAGAGCTCGTTATCCGCTCAGTTGTCGGGTTTGGCTGGCGGTGGCTTCAGCATCTTCCACAACGGCCAGCTTCGAGCTCGCCTTGGAAGTCTTGAAGCGCCAAACCCTTTCGTTGTTGCCGACGGAAAAGTTTATCTGCGTGATGCTTTGGTGAAAGAAGCATCGATAGCCAAGGCATGGATCGCAAGTGAATGGTCGGTCCGGCTTGAGGCCTCTCAGGCCGGTCAGCAATACGCTGCTGGGTTCGGTATGGCGCCTTACTTCAAGCCGGACATCATCGTGAAGGCCTCCCACATGGAAATCCTGCCTGATGGCCTGGTGAAGATCACCCAGGCGCCCGAGTAGGCCTGCACCTAAAGCACCTATACCAGGCCTCGACATTGAACGAGGCCTTTCGTTTTCGGCCCCACCACACCCATTGCTCCGAGCTGGGAATGCTGCTGGAGCCGATTCAATTCCCAAACATGCCCCACGGAGTCGAGCGCATGGAGTATCTACAGCGCCTGCTCGACAAGATCGACAGGTTCGAATTGCTGATTGCGGGCCTCGTTGGGGCGGTGATCGCCAGCTGGTGGCACAAGGACGACCTGAACGACTGGCGCGCCTGGATGATCTTCCTCATCACCGGCATGGCCTGCTCGATCTACCTGACGAGCATGGTCAGCACTTACCTGGGCGTGACCGAGCCAAAGATCGTCGCCGGCATTGGCTTCCTGCTGGGGGCCTTCGGCGGCTCGCTCCTGGCGGCCATCAATCGAGCCATCAAATCCGCTGACCTCTGGGCGCTTATTCGCCAGCGGTTCGGGGGAGGCAATCCACCATGAATCTTGAACTGATCAACTCCATCGCCTGCGGCCTTATCGCGCTGTGGGCTACCTGGTGTGTACTGAGCGGGAAGGTGAGAGACGGCATCCTGGGCAAGATGATTTATTCGGTGATCGCTATCAGCGCGTTTGTGGTCATGGCCCGCAACCAAAACATCTTCTTCGGCCCAACAACGGCTGGGGTGACGTTCCACGTTGCGCTCTGCCTGGCAGGTGTTCGCCACATGTTCATGGTCACGTACTGGCAGAAAGTCAAAGCGTGGCTCTGCCGGACGCTGAGCTGTGAGCACTGCATGGGCTGCCCCAAGGCGCCCGAAGGAATCGACCGGCGGAAGCAGTAATCCGCGCCACGTTTTCGAATGCGCCAAATCGTGGCGCGAAACATAAAGGATCCCCATGACAACCAAGCAACCCGACTGGGAGCGCATTGAACAGCTCTTCCGGGCTGGCTTGCTCTCAGTGCGTGAGATAGCCGCTGCGTGCGGTGTCTCCCACACAGCGATCAACAAGCGGTCCAAGGCTGAGGGCTGGGATCGCGACCTGAACGCGAAGATCAAGGCCAAGGCTGATTCACTGGTTTCCAAACGCGAGGTTTCCACAAAGGTTTCCACGGAAACACTGGCAACCGAGCGTGGGATCGTAGAGGCGAACGCGGAGGTCATCGCTGACATCAGGATGGCGCACCGGACTGACATTGGCCGTTCACGCCGCCTGGCAAACAAGCTGCTGGATGAGCTTGAGTCGCTCACCGATGAGCAGGGCACCATCAAGGAGTTGATCGCCCAGTTTAAGGATAGCGACCACGACGATGGGGATGCGATGGCGGATGTGCTCGCGCTGGCTCAGAAAATGGGAGCCTTGCCGTCTCGAACCAAGACCATGAAGGAGCTGGCCGAGACATTGAAGACGCTGGTCCTCTTGGAGCGCCAAGCCTATGACCTCGACACCAAATCCGGCGGCAATGACGCCGACGAGCTGTCCAAGATGATGGACGATCTATCGAAGGACGCCTGACCATGAAGCCCGAGCACATGAAACTGCTGCGGGACAAGTTCTGGCGCCTGAACAACCTTTACTTCATCACGGACAAGCAGGGCAAGAAGGTCCGCTTCCGGATGACGGACGAGCAGGTCGAGTACTTCCAGGGGATGCACACCCGCAACCTGATCCTGAAGGCTCGGCAGCTTGGCTTCACGACCGAGTGCTGCATCATCCAGCTGGACGCCGCTCTGTTCGAGTCGGCCAAGTGCGCATTGATCGCCCACACCTTGAACGACGCCAAGCGCTTGTTCCGGGAGAAGGTGAAGTACGCCTACGACAACCTGCCGAAAGAAATCCGCGCGGCGAACCCTGCGAGCAACGACGCGGCCGGAGAGCTGGTGTTCAGCAAGGGCGGCTCACTCTACGTCAGTACCTCGTTTCGGGGTGGCACGCTGCGTTACCTGCACGTCTCCGAGTTCGGGAAGATCTGCGCCAAGTTCCCACACAAGGCGCGCGAGATCGTCACTGGCGCCTTCGAGGCCGTGGCTACTGACTGTTTCGTCACAATCGAATCAACGGCAGAGGGTAGGGCAGGCTACTTCTTCGACTACTCGCAGAGCGCAGAAAAGCAACAGCTCGCCGGCGTGGCCCTGGGCCTGCTGGACTGGAAGTTCTTCTTCTTCAGCTGGTGGAACAACAAGGCCTACTGGCTCGACCCGGCCACGGCGATCATCCCAGACCGCCTGACCTCTTACTTCGATGATCTGGCAGCCAAGCACGGTATATCCACCAGCCCAGGACAGCGCGCCTGGTACGCAGCAAAGGAGAAGACGCTCGGCGACGACATGAAGCGGGAATACCCGTCGATCCCGGCCGAAGCGTTCCAGCAGTCGATCGAGGGCGCCTACTACGCCAGGCAGTTCGCCAAGCTGTACGCCAATCAGCGCATCGGTGTGTTGCCGGACAACGGCCATCAGCCTGTGCACACGTTCTGGGACATCGGTGTCGGCGACTCAACGTCAATCTGGTTTGTCCGGATGATCGGTGAGGAATATCACGTCATCGACTTCTACCAGAACAGCGGCGAAGGCCTGCGTCACTACATGAAGGTTCTGAAGGACCGCGGCTACACCTACGGCGACCACTGGGGGCCGCACGACATCGAGAACAGAGAGTTCGGCAGCGATGGCAAGACACGAAAGGACATTGCCCGCGAAGGCTATGAGATCGACGGCCAGCTGTACCGCATGACCTTCCAGGTGGTGCCGAAGCTGGGTGTCGACGAAGGCATTGAGCAGGCCAGGGAGATCCTGGCGCGCTGTGCTTTCGATGAGGCCAAGTGCGAGGAGGGCATCACTTGCCTGGAGAACTATCGCAAGGAATGGGACGACAAGAAGGGCTGCTGGAAAGACAAGCCGCTCCATGACTGGTCATCCCACGCAGCCGATGCATTCCGGTACTTCGCTGTCGCCAAGAGCGCAAGGAAGCCGGTCAAATCAATCAAAATGGGATTCGCACGCTAATGGCAGACGTCACCTACACCCGCCCGGAATACGACGCGGCACAGTCCCGCTGGCGGCTGGTGCGCGACGTGTGCAAAGGCTCCGAAACAGTAAAGGCCCGAGGCGATCATTATCTACCTCGGCCAAACCCGCACGACGATACTGACGAAAACAAGGCCAGGTTCAACACCTACTTGATGCGCGCCGTGTTCTACAACGCCACGGGCCGGACCAAGAATAGCCTCGTTGGTGCTGTGTTTCGCACCTGGCCGACCCTAACCGTGCCGGCAGCTCTGGAGTATGTCGCCAAAGACGTCGACGGGCAGGGCATCAGCATCTACCAGCAGTCGCAGTCGGTCATCGGGCACATCCTCGAAGTCGGCCGTCACGGGCTGCTGGTCGACTATCCAAGCGTTGAGCCTGGGTCTACCAGCAAAGCAGACAGCGCCGCCATGGGCATCCGGCCAACGATCGCCAGCTACAACGCTGAGTGCATCGTCAATTGGAAGACCCGCAAGATCGGTGGGCAGCACCTGCTGAGCCTGGTGGTTCTGAAGGAAGTGGTCGACAAGGACACGGACGACGGCTTCGGGGTCGAGAGCAAAGATCAATACCGCGTGCTGCGCCTGAATGACGCCGGAACGTACGAGCAGGAGCTTTGGACTACCGAGGGCGGCCAGTGGGCAGCAACAGAGGCCAGAGCGCCCCTGGATGGGCAGGGGAATCCGTGGCGCCTGATCCCGTTCATGTTCGTCGGTAGCGAAAACAACGATGCATCGATTGACGACTCTCCGCTGTACGACATGGCAGAGATCAACATTGGCCATTACCACAACAGTGCCGACTACGAAGACTCGGTGTGGTTCTCTGGGCAGCCGCAGTTCTGGATTGCCGGTCTGGACGAAGCCTGGCGCGATCACCTGGAACAGAACGGCATCTACGTCGGCTCTCGGGCGCCGCTGACGCTTCCGGCCAATGGATCGTGTGGCTTTGCTCAGCCTGAGCCGAACACCCTTGTAAAGGAGGCCATGGACGGCAAGAAAGAGGACATGGTGTCCCTCGGCGCCAGGCTAATCGAGCGTGGCAGTGCGGTGAAGACCGCAACCCAAGCAGATAACGACAGCGCAGCAGAGCACAGCATCCTGTCCCTGGCCGTGAGCAACGTCAGCGAGGCTTACAGCCAGTGCCTGATATGGATGGGGATGTTCGAGAACGTTGCCGGCGAAGCGCTGCTGAAGCTCAACCAAGACTTCACCCAGGTCAGCCTCGACGCTGCAATCATGGCTAGCCTGTTCAATGCCGTGCAGGCCGGGCGAGTGCCGGAGTCGGATTTCTGGCAGTACCTGCGTGACCGCGGGGTGATTGATCCCGAAAAGACGGATGACGATATTCGCGGCGAGCTTGAAGCCAACCCAGTGGGCTTAGGCCTCGATGATGAGGGCTCAACAGATGGCGGCAAACCAAGCGCTCCTTGATGCCACCATTCGGCACGCTGTTTTCCTTGAAAGGCTAAAGGCTGGGGAGGTAAAGAAATTCGCACCCTTCCTCAAGGAGATTGACCGGTCCCTGCGTGAGCGCCTGACCAAGTCAGACTTGACTGGGTACACGCGCAAGCGACTGGAGAAGCTGCTCGATGAAGTGGACAGCCTGCTCTTGGGCATATTCGACCGGTTTTCGGATCAGCTCACGCTGGACTTGATCGACCTGGCCAACTACGAGGCACAGTTTGAGGCCACCAGCCTGACCAAGTCAGTGCCGGTTGGAGTCAGCTTCGAGGCTGCAATTCCATCGGTAACAGCCATTCGCTCCGCGGTACTGAGCAATCCGCTGAGCATTCGTGACGGCGGCAAGCTGCTCAAGCCATTCATCAAGGACTGGACGACAGCCGAGCGCGAGCGTGTCACCGGCGCGATCCGGCAGGGCTTCTTCGAAGGGCAGACGAACTTCCAGATCCTGCAGAACATCCGGGGCACCAAAGCAGCCGGATACACGGACGGCATTCTCGCGGTCACTGATCGCAACGCCTCTACCGTGGTGCGCACTGCAATCCAGCACGTTGCCAGCCAGGCGCGGATGGAGACGGCCAAGGCCAACACCGACGTGGTGACCGAGATTCAGCTGGTCGCCACGCTCGACAGCAAGACCAGCCAAGTCTGTCGCACCCTGGACAAGCGCCGCTTCCCGGTCGATTCAGGGCCAAGGCCGCCGTTTCATCCGAACTGCCGCACCACCTTCGTGCTGCTGACCCGCCTAAGCGAGATGTTCGCCAAGGGCGCAACCCGGTCCTCAGTTGGGCCAAGTGGCGCAGGACAGGTCAGCGCCGACCTCGACTATTACCACTGGCTAAAGCAGCAGCCTGCCTCGTTTCAGGATAAGGCGATCGGCAAGGCCCGCGGCGCGCTTTTCCGCAATGGCGGCCTCAGCGTCAAGCGCTTCTCTGAGCTGCAGCTGGACCGCAACTTCGAACCACTGACACTCGTTGAGATGAAGGCCCTGGAGCCTTTGGCCTTCGAGCGCGCAGGCATCTGAAACGCAGGCTGAGCCTGCAAGCCAGTCCCAGGGGGACAACATGAAATACCTGATCGACAAAGCAGCATATGACGCGCTCGAACCCTCCATGCAGGCATTTTACAAGGCCCAGGGTGAGGATTACGTCCTGGTGGTTGAGGGCTTGCCCGCGCCAGAAGATACATCCGGCCTGAAAGCCAAGGTGGAAGAATTACTGCGGGAGAAGAAGGACGAAAAGACCCGCCGGGAGCAGGCTGAGCAGGCCGCCAGATTGGCCGCAGAAGAGGCTGCCCGTAAGAACGGTGACACCGAAGCGCTCGACCGTAGCTGGACCGAGAAGCACACCGCCGCCCTGGCTGAAAAAGAGGGGGCTCTAACCTCGCTGCAGGCCCAGGTGCACGCGCTGACGGTCGGGGCAACCGCTGCGCGTGTCGCCGGTGAGCTGGCCGTCCAAGGTTCCGCCGCTGTGCTTCAACAAATCATTGAGCCTCGCCTCTCCATGGAGTTGCGCGAAGGCAAGCCCACCGTCGTGGTGCTGGACGCTGAACGCCGGCCTACCGCTCTGACGGTGGAAGAATTCAAGACCCAACTGTTCAACGACGCCGCACTGGCGCCGCTGATCGCTTCAAGCAGGGCTTCTGGTGGCGGGGCTACCGGTGGCAAAGGCGGCGGGGCCGCAAAGCAGTGGAACCAATTGACCGGTATGGAGCGTGTAGAGCTTCGCCGAACCAACCCCGCCGAGCACGCGCGCCTGAAGGCCGCTGCTGAGGCTCAGTAAAAGGACATTCAGCAATGCCAACCATTCTCTCCGACGTGATCTTCCGCGACGAACTGCGGGACTACATCACCGTCAACAGCGTCGAGCGCACCGCGTTCTTCCAGTCGGGCATCCTGACCACCAACAGCGACATGACCACGCTGCTGGCCAGCCCGTCCAACACCTTCACCATTCCATGGTGGGTTGACCTGGATGCGTCCATTGAGTCGAACTACTCGAACGACGTGTACACCGACATCGCGGTACCGCTGTCGGTCACCAGTGCTTCCATGCAGGCGCGCGCCGCGTACCTCAACGAAGGCTGGAACTGCATGAACTTGGTGAAGAACATCACCAACCAGGACCCGTTGGAGTTCGTCGCCGGTCGACTGATCTCTTACTGGCAGCGCGTGGCCCAGCGCCGCACCATCGCCACCGCGGTGGGTATCTACAACGACAACATCGCGTCCAACGGTGGCGACATGGTCGTGGACGCCGGGGGCATCATCGGCCCGGCCGCCGTGATTCGCGCCAAGGGCACCATGGGCGACTACAGCGGTCAACTGGGCGGCCTGAGCGTGATCGCCATGCACTCGGCGGTGCACACCGAGCTGTCGATCCAGAACCAGATCGACTTCACCCCTATTGCCGACCAGATCCCCGAGTTCGGTCGCTTCCAGGGCATGCGAGTGGTGCTGGATGATGGTCTGCCAGTAATCGGCACCGGTGCCAGTGCCAAATACCTGTCCATCATCTTCGGCCCTGGTGCAATCGGCTTTGCCGAAGAAACCCCACCAGGTGAAGACGGCCTGGAATACGACCGTGCGCCAGATCGTGGCAACGGTGGCGGCACTGAAACGCTGTGGACGCGCCGCAACTTCGTTGTGCACCCGCTGGGCTTCTCGTTCGACAGCGTGACCATCACCGGCACCCCAACCACCAGCCGCCCTATCTCGGCGAACTGGGCGGACCTGGCCCTGGCTACCAACTGGAGCCGCAAGTTCGCTCGCAAGCAGGTGCCTATGGCGTTCATCACCTCCCTCGTTACTGCGCCTGCGCCGTAACCGAGCGCGCGGTGGGTGAGTTGCCCACCGCGTATTACTGAACCAGGAGTAAGTCATGACTGTTCAAAAAGATAACCACATCGACCCGAACACTAAGGCCCGCTGGGGCTTCGCAGGTGGCGAGGGTGAGGTCACTGTCGGCCCGCAAACGGTCGGCGAAACCGGCGGCGTTAACCATGCGCGCACTCGCCTCGAAGATGGCGGAGGTCGCAACAGCGGCGGTGGTGTCGGCGACGCTGAAGTGTTGCGTACCCAGGTTTTGGATCTGCAAGGCCAGCTGGCGCAGGCTCAGTCCGATCTGGCTGCCGAGCGTGCGAAGAACGCCGATCCACGTGATAGCCTGACTATCCCGGAAATCAAAGAGCAGCTGGACGCCATGGAAGTGAAGTATTCGTCCACTGCCAACAAAGCCGAACTGCTGGACCTGCTCAAGGCCCAGCCTGCTACCCAGGAGTAACCCATGGCGCTCATCATCGAGGACGGCACCGGCAAGCCTCACGCAGACAGCTACTCGACTGCTGCCGAACTGGTCAGTTACGCCGCGCGGTATGGCGTGACCATCCCAGCGGACCCGGTGGCACAGGAAGCTCTGCTTCGCCGAGCCGCCTTGGCGATGGACGGCATGAACTGGAAAGGATGCCGGGCGCACGGTGACCAGGCGCTTGCCTGGCCTCGCCGTGGCGTCAACATCGATGGCGAGAACAAGCCCTCCGACTACATTCCTGCACGCATCCAGTACGGGCAGATGGCCCTCGCGGGTGAAATCCACACTGACGACATTGATCCGATCGACAAGCGCAGAGGCGCTGTAACACTGGAGCGAGTCGAAGGTGCGGTAACGCGCGAGTACGCCACCATCAGCAACACCAGCGGCCGATTGCTGCCGGCAGCGCCCGACAGGCCAAGCCGCACGCAATTTGCTGACTATCTTCAAAAGCGCGGTCTGTTCGCTATCCGCGCATAACAGTCGGAGCCAACATGGCCTTCTACGACGAAATGGCCGCGTTGGCTCTCGAACTGATCGCCGAGTTCGGCCAGCCAGTCACGCTGCGCGATATTCAGCCTGGCGAGTACGATCCGGATAACCCGGGCGGCGGCGAAGTTATCATTGAGCAGGCCGCCCAAGGCATCCTGCTCGACTTCACCGGCCTCGAATTCCAGAGCGACAGCCTTATTGTGCGTGGCGACAAGAAGCTGAAGGTCGCGGCGCTGGGCATGGCCTGGAAGCCAAAGCCCCTGATAAAGTCCGACGTCCAAGGAAAAACGTGGACGGTGATTAACGTCAAAGAAATCAACCCGGCCGGCACTCCACTGCTCTACGAGCTACAGGTGCGCTCATGAAAAAATACGCAGGGCGACAAGGGAGCTTTGCACTGCAGCTGGCTGAATTCGCTGAGCAAGCGAAAGAAGCCGTCGACGCAAGTCTTCGGGAGGTGATTATCGAGATTGGCAACTCGCTGATCAGGATGTCACCGGTGGACACCGGTCGGTTCCGCGGAAACTGGCAGTTTACGATTGAGGCACCTGCAGCCGGCACGCTCAGCGCGCTAGACCCAACAGGGGCAGAGGCCACGGCCCGCATTGCTGGCGAATCTATCCTGTTCCGGGCTGGCACCACGGCATTCATCGTGAACAACCTGCCGTATGCCATTCCGCTGGAATACGGCCACTCCGACCAAGCACCTGGCGGGATGGTGCGCATCACCCAGGCCCGCTTCCAGCAGATCGTTGAGGAAGCCATCAGGAATAACCAGGTATGAGCCATAACATCATCGCTGCGGCTTTCGAGTCGCGCCTGCTGGCCTGGGCCAAGGCTCGAACCAAGCCGCTGAAGGTGGTGGTCGAGAACGAGACCTACACACCGGCTTCCGGCGAGACGTACCTGCGGGCCTTCACGCTGCCGGCGGTGACAGCCAGCAACACGCTCAGCGGCGACCACCACCTGTACGTCGGTGTGTTCCAGGTCAACATTGTGGCACCGTCCGGCAAGTACCGGACCGAGGCGAGCGGAATCGTCGATGAACTGGCCGCGCTATTCCCGGTGAATCTGCGCATCCCTCGCGCTGGGCTGGTCGCCATCGTGCTTACGCCGCTCGGCCCAGGTCCAGGCATCCATGACGGCAACACCTTCACTGTGCCGGCCTCGTTCCAGTATCGAGCCGACACCAACTGAATTCGCCCGCTGGGCAAACCCAGAACCCGCCATTGAGCGGGTTTTGTCATTTCTGCAAAGAGGAAAAAACACATGGGCTTTCGACTCCCCAACGGCGCGACCCTGCAAATCGCTTCGACCTACGGTCCGGCGATCCCGGTCACCGCGCTGAGCAACGCCAACCCAGCGGTGGCGACAGCCGCGGCGCACGGCCTGACTGATGGCGACATCATCGCCGTCACCTCCGGCTGGACCCGCCTGAATGACCGCGCCGCACGCGTGGCCAATAGCCTGACCGGCACTTTCGCCCTGGAAAACATCAACACCACCAACCTCCAGCCGTACCCGGCCGGGTCGGGCCTTGGCTCGGTGCGTGAAGTAACCGGTTTCGTCGAGATCTCGCAGATCACCGACGTGGCCACCACTGGCGGCGACCAGCAATTCCTGACCTTCGGCTTCCTGGCTGACGATGACGACCGCCAGATCCCGACCACCAAGAACCCGATCAGCATGTCGTTCACCGTAGCGGATGACCCTTCCTTGCCGTACGTGCCGGTGGTTGAAACCGCTGACGAGGACAAGGTCACCCGTGTACTGCGCCTGAACCTGCCGAACGGCGACAGCATCCTATACAACGCGTACGTGACCATCACGTCGACACCGGCCTTGTCCCGCAACAACCTGATGACCCGCGTCATCACGCTGTCGCTGGCCGGCCGCCCAACCCGTTATTCCGCAGTGGTGGCGTAACCCATGGCCAAGATCAAGATCGCTCCAAACCCAACGTTCAAGGCCAAGGTGCAGATCCCCCGCGTGGGTGGTGACGCGGTGGCGGTGGACTTCGAGTTCAAGTACCTGGACCGCATCGCACTTTCGGCACTGTTCGACCGCTGGAACACCGCGCGGGATGAGCACGCAACCAAAGTGCAGGACGAGGGTATGTCCTGGCAGGACGCCACGGCCTCGGAAATCGCGCTGCAGGTGAACCAGCTCAAGGACATTGTCAGCGGCTGGGGCTTCGACGAAAAGCTGTCCGACGAGTCCATGACTGCGCTGGTTACCAGTTGCATCGGCGCGCCCCAGGCAGTGTTGGACGCCTACCAGGCTGCATACAAGCCGGCACGCCTGGGAAACTGACCGGCGTCGCCCGCATCCTGTACGAGCAAGGGCCGTCAGAGGCTGATCTGGCGGCCTTCGGCATGACCAAGGCCGACATCCCCGATGAAGAGTACGAGGTCTGGCCTGACAACTGGCCGGCCTTCCTTCTGTTCGAGGCGATGTCCACGCAGTGGCGTGTGGGTATGGGCGGCGCCGTGGGCCTGGACTACAACGCACTCAAGCCGGTGGCCAGCATGATCGGCCTCAAGCGTGACGAGCTGTCACAGGCTTTCCCTGACCTTCGGATCATGGAAGCCGAAGCGCTGGTGGTGATGAGCGAGAGTCAGGCGTAAACAACCAACATGACGCGGCATGGCCGCAGGAGCAGTGTATGAATCAGCCTTTTGAAGCAAGTGACCTTGAGACCCGCATCAGTGGCGCAGTCATTATTGATGCTGGCCGGTTCGCTGGCATCGGTATTGGTTTGCCGGATGAGCTTGCTGTGGATGCTCAAGAGAAAGCCGACCTGATTGAGCGTCGGCTTTCCAGAATCGAGGCAGCCCTTGGGTTGACGTCAACCGATGAGTCGGTTGCCAGCCTTAGGAGCGCCATCGATAAGCTTTAGTTTTTTTGCGAGAGCATGTCGCGGGTAGCCTGAGTTTCTTTAAGCGCCTTTTCAATGGGCGCCTTGAAGTTCTGCTGGACCTCAGCGCTAGCATTTTCAAATATTTTGGAATTTAGGGCTTCCTGAAGAAAAACATCTACCACCTTGCTATCTTTCCCAGCGAGAACCTGAACTGCTCTTGTAAGGGCAATGGCAACAGCCAGCGTTCCCATACCTACAGGCGAGCTGAGCCCTTCCAAAGGATCTAGCATCCCATCTTTAGACATCGTGACCTCCAGGTCATAAACGCGCCGATATTGGCGCTATCCCAGTCCTTGGGCTTGCTGGCGAAGGACTGGGGAATCCTTGCGTGTGGCAGGAGGCTACTACTGGCCGATGGTCGGGCGTTACTGGGGATTCGTACAGGCGGCTTTGGCGGTTCCCGTGGATGGTGGTAGATTGCCGCTATCTACAGGGAGCGCACGCATGAAAGGGTTTGGTATTTTTTTAGCCATTATCGGGGCGGTCGCAATGATCGCGGCCTTGGCAATGGACGTTTCTGTTTCTTCTGGCATCGGCCGCGTCAATAACATGGGGCTCATGGCTGACCGGCAGAACTACATAATCATCGGCGGTATCGTGCTACTTGCTGGGATTTTGCTAGTCGTTATGGGAGGCAAAGCCCAGGCTTCGCCTGAGTCTACATTCGATACCAGGCCCTGCCCATTTTGCGCCGAGACCATCAAGAACGCAGCTGTGAAGTGCAAGCATTGCGGCGCTGAATTGGAGCGCTGCGCCGCACCTGAATTGCCGTCGCTTAAGTTCGGCTGGGTTGCAAGGGTGATCTGTGCAGATGAAGAGACGCGCGCCAGTGTTTCTGAGTCAATTCGAAAGGCTGGATTCCCAGTAGTTGAAATGCACAAGGTCGGCGGTGTCGCCGCTGGTGCGTTTGAAAAAAAGACTGACGCTGAAAAAGCCGCCGAACACCTTGAGCAAAACTTAGGATTCGCAACCACAGTGATGTTCCGAGACAAGATCAGCGGAGATTACAGCTGATATTTCTCGCGAAGATTTAAGCCCGCCTTGAGCGGGTTTTTTTATGTCTGGAGAAAAGTATGCCCTCAATTGCCGAACTTGGAATCAAGGTCGATTCGACTGATGCAGCCCAAGCAGGTAGCGACCTTGATCGACTCTCGGCAGCAGGAGCTCGCGCTGAAAAGGCAGCTGACAGCGTTTCCAGGAGCGCGGAGAAAGCCGCCACGTCGCTCAAGAAGCAGAGGGACGAATTATCCGATCTGCTCGGCGAGATTGACCCTACGACCAAGGCTCTAAATCGTCTTGATGAGCAAGAGCGGAAGCTTTCGCAGTACAAAAAGCTCGGAATGGACCCCGAGGTATTCAGCAACTACCATGGTAAAATTCAGCAATCTAGGGAGGCGTTGAGCCGGTTCGATGACTCATTGACTCGAACTGGAAATACCGCAAGGCAGAACGCCGCAGCTCTTCGCGGAGTGCCGGCGCAGTTCACGGACATATTCGTCTCGCTTCAGGGCGGTCAGGCCCCTATGACCGTCTTGCTGCAGCAGGGCGGTCAATTGAAAGATATGTTCGGTGGTATTTTGCCGGCGGCAAAGGCGCTTGGCGGCTATGTAGCCGGGCTGATCAACCCATTCACAATTGCAGCATCAGCGGTTTTGGCATTTTCGGTAGCGGCATATAAGGGCTACGAGCAGGCAGAGGCCTACAGAAAGGCGCTGACGTTGACGGGCGAAGCCGCCGGTAAAACCTCGGACGACCTGATTGCCCTATCTAACTCGCTTGCCAGGGGGCGCAATTTTTCCGAGTCCAGCCAGGCCGTTTTGGCCTTGGCGAATAATGGTCGACTCACTGGTGAGGTATTTACTGAGGTTGCGCGTGCGGCGACCGAGCTTTCTGTTGCGACCGGTAAAAGTGCTGGCGACATTGCCGATCAAATGTCCAACACAAAGGGCAAAGTTAGCGATCTCGCCGCGGAATACAGCGACAAATACGGGGTAATTACGCTCGCAGTGTTTGAGCAAGTGAAAGCCCTTGAACTCCAGGGCGACCGGATGGGGGCTATTAGAGTATTGGCCGGCGCAGTGGCCGACGAGATGAGCGCTCGCAACAGCGAGATGGTGGAGTCAACCCGCGGACTTTCAAAGGCCTGGGACGATGTGAAAACCAGCATAACCAGCACCTGGAACGAACTCAAGGTTGGTCTGTCCGCAAGCCAAGAGCTTTTCAAGCTTCAGCACCTTCAGCTTCAACTCCAAGACGCTCAAGAAATTGGCGATAAAGCACTTATTTCCGGACTGGAGAAACAAATCGAGCTGGCGCAGAAGGCTGTTGATGCTCAGACCCAGAAAACCGAAGCGGCGTCAGCAGAGGTGCAATCGCGACGATCTGCTGTTTCCGCCGAGTCCAAGTGGTATGAGGACGGGCTGAAATACCGAACCGATCAGAAAAAGCTGGAAGATGAGATCACCCAGGCTCGTATTGAAGGGACAAAGGCGGGCAAGACTCAGGCCGAGGTAGACCAGCGAATCCTGAGTATCCGTGAGAGCTACAAGAGCAAGCTGAAAACAACTCCTGGACCGGTAGACCTCACCTCGTTCAACGACTCGAAAAACCAGCTCAATGCTGTGCTCAGCTACTACAAGAGCGCTGACAAGGAGCTGGAGGCGGCGCAGAAGGCCGGGATTATCTCTCAGGAGAGTTACACCTCCCAGCGCATTGCCTTACTCCAGCAGCAGGCTACTGAGGTCAAAACCTCCTACGAGGCCGAGATCTCTGCGCTTGAGGCTGCCAAGGGCAAGGCCGGTACCTCGGCTGCCCAGCGCATCCAGCTGGACCAGAAGATCGCCGACGCCAGGGCCAACATGGTCAAGGCTCAGCAGGAATCGGACAGCGAGCTGGCGGTGATTGCGACCAATGAGCAGGGCCGGCTCAAGAAGCAGGAACTGGCCATCAAGTCGTATACCGATGCGCTGGATCAGCAGAACGCAGCGTTGCAGCGCGCCGGTAGCCGGGCAGCGGAGGGCGTGGGCCTTAGCGACCGCCAGAACGCCATCAACGGCGATCTGAACGGTATTTCAGACCGTGCAAACCAGCAGCGCCTGGATCTGGCGCGCGACAAGGCCGACGCAGCGCGCAACATGAGCGCCGAGGAATACCAGGCCAAGCTGGAGGCGATAAATCGCAGCGAGCGTGACCTGACGCAGACCACGCTCAGCAACTATGAGCAGATGTCTGTAGCTCAAAGCGACTGGCGCAACGGCGCGACATCGGCGTTCAGCAACTACCTGGACTCAGCGCGGGATATCGCTGGGCAGACGCGCAGCTTGTTCACCAATGCCTTCAGTTCCATGGAGGATGCGGTAGCCAACTTCGCCACCACCGGCAAGCTGTCGTTCTCGGACTTCGCCAAGTCGATCATCGCCGATATGGCGCGGATTGCTACTCGGCAGGCGGCCTCTGGACTGCTTTCGAGTCTGGCGGGTAGCGCGCTGGGTGCTTATTTCGGTGGCGGTGGCGCAGCGGCAGGTGCCGGCAGTTTCGGCTCCAGCATCGGCAGCGCTATTACTGCCAACGCCAAGGGCGGCGTGTACGACTCGCCAAGCCTTTCCAGCTTCAGCAACCAGGTGCACGACAAGCCGCAGATGTTCGCTTTCGCGAAGGGCGCGGGCATCTTCGCCGAGGCCGGGCCAGAGGCAATCATGCCGCTTACCAGGACGGCGGGCGGCGAGCTTGGGGTTCGGGCGCTGGGTGGCGGTGGTGGCGGGGCGGGCGGTGGCAACACCTACAACTTCCCCGTCTCGGTGTCCGTACAAACGGCTGGCGATGGCGGCACCGCGACACAGGAAGACACCACACGGGCCGGTCGGAACATCCAGCAGGCCACCAAAGCGGAAGCTGAGGCAGCCATTGCGCGCGGCGTTCAGCCTGGCGGGGCTATCTGGCGAGCCATCAACGGGAGGTAACCATGGCGATTGAAACGTTCACCTGGGCCACCCAGCACGGGGAGGCGCCGACTTTTGAATATAGAACCAGGGAATCGCGCTTTGGCGGGGGCTATAAGCAAGTTGTCGGCGACGGGCCCAACAATAAAGAAGACGCATACCCGATAACCCACACCGGCAACACCTCGGCGGCAACGGCCATGATGGCCTTCTTCGACCGTCACAAGGGCGCCAAGGCCTTCCTCTGGACTACGCCACTGGGGGAATTAGGCCTATTCACCTGCAAGAACCCAACCCCCACCCCTATGGGCGGGGGCGTATTCAAAGTGACGGCGACGTTTGAGCGCGCCTTTCACCCATAAAGGTCAATCCATGTCGCTGATCAATGCTATCCAGACTCTTGAGCCTGGCAACGAAGTCATGCTTTTCGAACTGGACGGCAGCGACTACGGCGCCGACGTGCTGCGCTTCCATGGGCATGCAATTCCGCACACTCCCGCCGAACTGCTGGCCGCAGGCCCGAACGCTGACCAGCTGCCGGCCAAGTCAATCTGGTGGAAGGGCGAAGAGTACGGCGCCTGGCCTATGCAGTACGAGGGCAGCGAGGCAAACGGCGACGGCACCGCAGTACGACCCAAACTGTCGGTCGGCAACGTCAACGGGAGGATCACCGCGCTCTGCCTGGCTTTCGAGGATCTGCTGGAGTTCAAGCTGACCATCCGTAACACGCTCGCCGAGTTTCTGGACGCGGCGAACTTCGAAGGCGGCAACCCCACGGCCGATCCCACCCAGGAATCGATCGAGGTCTGGTATGTCGACCAGAAGACCAACGAGGACGGAGAGAAGGTCAGTTGGGACTTGGCCAGCCCGGGCGACGTCGGCGGCGAAACGATCGGGCGGCAGATGACCACTCTGTGCCACTGGTGCCTCACCGGGGGCTACAGAGGACCGAACTGCGGCTACACCGGCCCCTACGTTACGAAGGATGGGGTCATCACTGATGACCCGGAACTCGACGAATGCGACGGCACGCTTGGCAAAGGGTGCGACCCGCGCTTCGGTGAGGGCAACCCTTTGCCTTTCGGCGGCTTCCCTGCTGTTTCACTCATCGCCAGGAGCTGACCATGCGCAAACACATCATTGCGGCCATCCAGGCGCATGCGGCGGCCGAGTACCCGAAAGAGTGCTGCGGCCTGGTGCTGGCCGTAGGCCGAGCGCAGAAGTACTTCCAGTGCCGGAACATCGCAACGGAGCCAAACGAAGAGTTCAGGCTTGATCCAGAGGACTACGCTGCGGCGGAAGACCAGGGCGAGGTGATCGGCATCGTTCACTCCCACCCAGACGCCACCAGCCGGCCGTCATCGCGCGACCTGGCCATGTGCGAGGCTACGGCCTTGCCCTGGCACATCTTGTCATGGCCTGAAGGCGACCTTCGCACCATCACGCCCACCGGCAGCACGCCGCTGCTCAAGCGACCGTTCGTGCATGGCGCTTGGGACTGTTGGCAGGTTTGCGCCGACTGGTATCAACGCGAGTGGGGGCTTGAGTTTGAGCCCTTCCAGCGCGCCGATGGCTGGTGGGAAAGTGCAGACAACACCAGCCTGTACGAGGCGAACTACGCCGCCGCCGGCTTCGAGCTGGTCGACACCCCGCAGCGCGGCGACATGATCGTGATGGAGGTAGGCCGCACGGCACACCCGAACCATGCAGGGATATACCTTGGTACTGACCCGGCGCTGCCTGGAGAGGATTCAGGCGTGTTCGGCCCTGGGCCCTTCGTGTTGCACCACCTGTACGGGCGGCCATCAGAGGTAATCGTCTACGGCGGCCCCTGGCTGCAGCGCACCCGCTTAATTCTTCGACACAAGGAGGCCCGATGAGCGCCATCGTTTATTCGCCGATGACCACCATCAAGCTTTCCGGTTCGCTGGCTCAAAAGTTCGGCAGGCTGCACCGTCGCCAAGTCGGGTCTGGCGACACTTGGGAGGTCTTCCGGGCGCTGAAGGCCACGATTGACGGATTCGAGGCTGAGATTCGCCGCCTTGACCGCCTCGGACTTCGCTTTGCCATCTTCCGCAACCGGAAGAACACCGGGCCTGACCAGTTCGGCATGGGTGGCACCAAGGAAGTGAGGATTGTCCCAGTGGTCGAGGGCAGCAAGCGCGGCGGCATTTTGCAGATTGTGCTGGGCGTCGTACTCATCGCGGCCAGCTACTTCGGCGCGCCGACAGCGCCTGCCGGTATCGCGCTACTGGCTGGCGGCGTTATTCAGATGCTCAGCCCGCAGGCGGCCGGCCTCAAGCAGAGCGCATCGCCGGAAAACATGCCCAGCTATGCATTCGGCAGCGCAAAGAACACCACGGCCAGCGGCAACCCAGTCCCGATCTGCATCGGTGACCGCCGATGGGGCGGGGCAATCATCTCTGCATCGATTTACGCCGAAGACAAAACGTAGGCGCAACGCACGAAACAAGCCGGCCATGAGCCGGTTTTTTATTGCCTGGAGGAAAGCATGGGCGCAGCACAGAAGCTGGAAATTCACGGCTCCAAGGGTGGCGAGAGCAAGCCAAAGTCGCCTGTAGAGTCACCCGACAGCCTGCGCTCCACCAACGTGGCCAAGATCCTGATCGCCGTAGGCGAGGGTGAATTCGACGGCACGCCCACCGCGCGCGATATCTTCCTCGACAACACGCCCATCCAGGACGCCAGCGGCAATTACAACTTTACTAACGTGAAGTGGGACTGGCGGCCGGGCTCCGTCGAGCAGACCTACATCCCGGGCATCCCATCGGTCGACAACGAGACCTCCCTGAACATTGAGCTGCGCAGCGGCACGCCGTGGGTTCAATCGCTGACCAACCTGCAACTGTCGGCGGCTCGTATCCGCCTGGCCACGCCGCGGCTTGCGAGCCAGGACAGTGAAGGCAACATTAACGGCTACACCATCCAGTACGCGGTGGACGTGGCTACCGATGGCGGCGCCTATCAAGAAGTGCTGGTCGGCGCTATGTCGGGCAAGACCACCACTCGTTACGAGCGCTCCTTGCGCGTTGACCTGCCGCCGGCAACCAGTGGCTGGCTGGTTCGTGTCCGCCGAATCACCCCGAACCAGAATACCGACAAGATCGCAGACAGCCTCTTCATCGCCGGCTACACCCAGGTGATCGACGCAAAGCTGCGCTACCCAAACACCGCGCTGCTGTTCGTCGAGTTCGACGCCGAGCAGTTCACCAACATCCCGGCCGTCACGGTGAAGTGCAAGGCCCGCCGCTGGCAGGTGCCGAGCAACTACGACCCGGTAGCGCGCACCTACTCTGGCGCATGGGACGGCACCATGAAGGAGGCCTGGACCAATAACCCGGCCTGGATCACCTACGGAATCTGCACCCAGGACCGTTTCGGCCTAGGCCGGCGCATCAAGCCGTGGATGGTAGACAAGTGGGAGCTGTACCGCATCGCGCAGTACTGCGACCAGATGGTGCCCAATGGTGCTGACGGCGTGGAGCCGCGCTTCCTGTGCGACATGAACCTGCAGGGTAAAGCCGACGCTTGGTCACTGCTGCGCGACATCGCCGGCATCTATCGCGGGATGACGTACTGGGCCCAGGGCCAGCTGGTCATGCAGGCTGATATGCCTCGGGCGCAGGACATCGATTACGTCTTCACCAGGTCCAACGTCATCGACGGCAAGATCTCTTACGGCAGCGCCTCGGCGAAGACCCGCTTCACTCGCTGCCTGGTCAGCTACGACAACCCGATCAACAACTACGACACAGACGTCACGGTCTACTCCGACCTTCCACTCCAGCGCCGCCTGGGCGACAAGCCGACGGAGATCAGTGCCATAGGTTGCACTCGGGTATCTGAGGCCCAGCGCCGCGCTAAATGGCTGGTGCTGAGCAATAACCAGGACCGCACCATCAGCTTCAGGACCGGTATGGAAGGCCGCATCCCTCTACCAGGCTTCATTATCCCTGTTGCTGACTCGCTGCTGGCTGGCCGGGAGATCGGTGGGCGAATCGCGGCGGCGGCGGGCAAGGTCATCACCTTGGACCGCGACACCCTGGCCAAGGCCGGCGACCGGCTGGTGATAAACCTTCCGGGTGGCCGCGCAGAAGGGCGAACCGTGGAGAGCGTGAGCGGCCGCAACATAATCGTGACCGTTGCCTACAGCGAGGAACCGGCTGCACAGCTTCAGTGGGCAATCGACGCTGACGATCTGGCAATCCCTCTATATAGAGTAATGAGGACTGCACGGACGCCCGAGGGCGATTACGACATCAGCGCCTTGCAGTACGAGCCAAGCAATTTCCCGAGCATCGACACCGGCGCACGCCTGGAAGAACGCCCGATCAGCGTGATTCCAATCACCGTGGTTCCGGCGCCAGAAAGCGTGACCATCACTTCGAACGTGTCGATCGACCAAGGCCTGGCCATCAGCACCATGAACATCTCGTGGCCCGCCGTGAACGGTGCGGTCGCGTATGACGTGGAGTGGCGCAAGGACAGCGGCAACTGGATCAAGCTGCAGCGCACCGGCGCGACAAGCGTGGATGTCACCGGCATTTACTCGGGCGCCTACCTGGCCCGCGTGCGTTCGGTGAGCGCCTTCGAAATCTCGTCGATCTGGAAGAACTCCGACCTGACCAACCTGGAAGGGAAGGTAGGCTTGCCGCCGGCGGTTTCATTCCTGACCACCACCAGCGAACTGTTCGGCATCGGCATCAAGTGGGGCTTCCCTGCTGGCGCCGAGGATACCCAGCGCACCGAGCTGTGGTATGGCCCTGCAAATGATCTGGGCGCTGCGACCAAGCTGGCCGACCTGGCTTACCCGCAGGCCGATTACCGGATGCAGTCGCTTCTGGCGGGCGCAACCTTGTTCTTCTGGGCGCGCCTGGTGGACCGGACCGGCAACGTCGGGCCGTTCTATCCGGTGGTAGACGGTGTGGTGGGCCAGGCCAGCTCGGATGCTGGTCCGATCCTTGGGATGCTTGCCGGAAAGATCAGCAAAACCGAGCTCGGCCAGGAACTGCTCAGCGACATCGAGAAGATCCCGGACTTGCAAGCCCAGATCGACGCACTGGACGGGCTCGGTGCATACGTTCCGGGTCAGGTCTACCTGAAAGGGCAGATGGTGGTGGCAGGGGATCGAATCTACCAGGCGAAAGTAGAGGTGCCGGTCAATAACCCTCCACCGAACACCACCTATTGGCTGGATGTAGGGCAATCGGTTGAGACGGCCAATGGCTTGGCACAGCAGGTCTCCACCAACACCGCCGACATTACCAAGCTCGACGGCGTGGTCACCGCCCAGGCCAGCACCACCAACGCCCTGCGGGCTGCGGCGCGCGATGACAGCGGGAACGGAGCGAAGGCTGACGCGCTGAAAGGTTGGGCCAGCACGGCCGCGATCGTTCAGGAGAGCAAGGTCAGGGCGTCAGAAACGGAGGCCAGCGCCGAGCGAACCACGATCCTTGACGCCAAGGTCAACCAGAACGCTGCGAACGTCACCTTGCTGGAAAGCGCGGTGGCCAACAACAAGCAGGCCTCGGCGCAGCAAATAGCTCAGGTCAGCGCGGAGGTGGCGGACAACAAAGCAGTGATTCAGCAGACAACGTCAGCCCTTGCCGACACCAACAACAAGCTGTCGACAATCTGGTCGGTGAAGATGGAGACCGCGGCTGGCGGCCAAAAGTATGCCGCGTCGTTCGGCCTCGGGCTGCAGGTTGATCCGTCCGGGGTCTCGTCGCAGTTCGTCGTCAGGGCTGACACGTTCATGCTGCTGAACCTGGCAAACGGTACGCCTGTGTCGCCGTTCTCTGTTACTGGTGGGCAGACGTTCATCAGTTCAGCTTTCATCCAAGACGGCACGATCACCAACGCAAAGATCGGCGAATACATTAGCTCCACCAACTACATCGCCGGTCAGCA